AGGTTCCAGTATGCCCTTCTAACAGCGTCTAATCGTATGGCGATGGAGAAGGGTCCTTGCGGTTATTTTGGTAAAACAAAGTACGCTGATGGAATTCTTCCTATCGATACATATAAGAAGGAAGTAGATGAGATTGTACCGAATGACCTTTCATGTGATTGGGAGTATCTCCGTGGACGGATTGTTGAGTACGGATTACGGCACAGCACGTTGTCCGCACAAATGCCTTCGGAAAGTAGTTCCGTTGTGTCAAATGCAACCAATGGAATCGAACCACCTAGAGCGTACTTGTCCGTTAAAAAATCAAAGAAAGGACCCCTTAAGCAAATTGTACCGAGCTTTAATACCTTAAAGAACCATTACACATTGCTTTGGGATATGCATAACAATGATGGGTACATCAAAGTTACTGCTGTTATGCAAAAGTTTTTCGATCAGGCAATCAGTGGTAACTGGAGTTACAATCCAGAGAACTATACTGATAACGAAGTTCCTGTATCAGAAATGGCGAAAGATCTTCTTAACACATACAAGTATGGTTGGAAGACATCTTATTATCAAAACACATATGATATCAAAAAAGATGGTGATGAAGAACCAACTAAAGGTTCTAATGTTGATACGTTAATCGAAGAATTACTCAACTCGGAGGAAGAAGATTGTGACAGCTGCAAGGTCTGACGTTAAAGGTATGACAGTATTTAATAGCAACAAAGTAGATACCAAAAAGCAACCAATGTTTTTTGGTCAACCTCTTGGGGTACAGAGGTATGATGAATATAAGTACCCTGTATTTGATAGACTGACTCAGCAACAACTGGGTTATTTTTGGAGACCAGAAGAAGTATCTTTGCAGAAGGATCGTGCAGATTACCAAACTTTATCGCCAGAGCAAAAGCACATCTTCACTTCCAATCTTAAATACCAAATCATGTTGGATAGTGTACAAGGGCGTGGTCCTGGGATGGCTTTTATCCCTTACTGCTCACTGCCTGAGTTAGAAGCATGTATGACAGTGTGGGAATTTATGGAGATGATCCATAGTCGCTCCTATACTTACATCATCAAGAATGTATATTCTGATCCTGGTGATGTCTTTGACACTATTCTGGATGATGAGAATGTCATGGAACGTGCTTCTAGTGTTACAGAATCATATGATGACTTTATCAACCATGCTCATGAATATGATAATGGACAGATGTGGGATCTTGCAAGAGATGGACACACTACTGGTCAGTATGATCGTCGTGAGTTAAAACGTAAACTCTATAGGGCAATCGCCAATGTTAACATCTTGGAAGGTATTCGCTTCTACGTTTCCTTCGCGTGCTCGTTTGCTTTTGGCGAAAATAAACTTATGGAAGGCTCAGCTAAGATTCTATCTCTTATCGCAAGAGACGAAAGTCAACATCTGGTTATCACGCAAAACATTCTTAAAAACTGGGCAAAAGGAGACGACCCTGAAATGGCGATCATCGCCAAAGAAGAAGAAGGGTATGTAAAACATATGTTTGAAAAGACCGTCAATGAAGAAAAGGTCTGGGCAAACTATCTCTTCAAGGAAGGTAGCATGATTGGTCTTAATGATCGTCTGCTGCATAACTATGTTGAGTGGATTGCTAACAAACGCATGAAAGCAATTGGACTTGATCCAATGTTTGATGTACCTGCTAAGAATAATCCACTCCCTTGGACACAGCATTGGTTGTCTTCAAAGGGTTTACAGAATGCACCACAAGAAACGGAGATCGAAAGTTATGTCGTCGGAGGAATCAAACAAGACATCAAAGCAAACTCATTCGCAGGATTCTCTTTATGATGCTATGTTCGACGATCTTTTAGAGGAAGCGAATGATATGAGTAGTCCAGATCTCACAGATATGATCTGGGCAACTGCTCGTAAAGAAGCTTTAAGAAAGTCCAAAGATGTATCATAGTGAACTACATTTGTTAGGAATCTATGATATAAATATAGATGTATCAACAGATACCATTTACGTTCATCCCTTCGGGGACGCAAGTAAGTCGCGGAACGGAGCGTTCATCCCATGTTTGAATTATTACTTTATACTGATATTAACTGCATCGATGCTGCTGATATAATCAGACGCCTCGACGCTCATCAGAATATGAGTGATCAAGTCAAGGTGGAACTTATTGAAGTAGTTCAAGAAGCAACACCACATTGCCCATGGGACGCAAACGACTAAAGGAACGGGCCTAAAAATCCAACTACTTTAGGAGAAAACAAATGAACACCCTACTCATGATCAAGAAGCAAATCGACAAAGCATCTGCGCTGCATGATGCACAAATCTCTCACACTGCATATCGTGGCGTTGAGTATGATCAGCGTTGTGTAGAAAGCAAGGAGTCTCACGGCACCTATTGCTATCGTGGACACGTCTATAGCAAGTGAGGTAGTCATGTTAGCACTACAAACAGTCGCGTTTGTATCGATTGGATGCGTAGCATTCATCGGTATGATCTACGGAGAACTTCTCCTTTTACAGAAAGTATAAGGGGAGGTAGGACAAATGCTGAAGGTCAGGTTTGAATATGACCTTCCAGAGTTTGATCCTTTGATGCACGATCCAGATAAAACATTTGCGTTTTTGACTTATCGTGGAGTCCATTATGCAAAGTGGGTTAACTTAAAACCCATGAAGAACAAATCCTGGAAGATCACATCTTGATTTCCACACAAAGCACCCACTATGGGTGCTTTTTTGCTATTCTAAATAACAATAACCTACGCATAGGAGAAGTCATGAAACTCTTTCTGGACTGCTCTGATGCCGACCTAATCGCTAATGCTTTTGAGACGGGTTTAATTGACGGCGTTACAACCAATCCGTCCCTCATGAGGAAAGCAGGACAAGATCCTATAGAAGTCATCAAGGAAATTTCAAATATTTTTCCTTGGGATGCATCTATATCTGCAGAGGTAGTTGGAGAAACTGCTGAAGAGATGCTTGACATGGCAGATGATTATCTCGAAATCGGACCAAACATCACAATCAAAGTTCCTTGTACACCAGAAGGTCTCAAAGCCTGTAGAGATCTCGCTAACGAAGACGTTAGTGTAAACGTTACACTGGTATTCAGTACAGCACAGGCAATCTTAGCATCTAAAGCAGGTGCTACATACGTTTCACCTTTTGTTGGACGTGTATATGATCAATCATTTGATGGTATTAAATTAATTGAAGACATTGCTGATGTCTTTGCCACGCATGAAGTTAAGACACGAGTCCTTGCCGCATCAATTAGAGATGTAGGACAAGTCGCTTCTGCATTTAAAGTTGGTGCTGATATTTGCACACTCCCTGTCAAACTATTTCATGGCATGTACAAACATGTTTTGACTGACAAGGGACTGGAATCATTTGACAAAGATTGGAGGGAATTGCGCCAATGCCTAGAGGTAGCTTAAGAAAAAGTGAATTAGAAAATCGTGTTCTTAAGATGAAGAATGAACTATATGATGGTACTTGGTCTTACAAGAATGGTGAATGGCATGATGGTGCTCACGAAATGTTGAACAAAGTTCTACACACACTAGAAGAATATCGTGAATAAAAGAAACTTACAAATTCTAATTCGGGATCTTGAGTTCCTACTCACAGAACTCAAGTCGGAAGTTTATTCTGATCCCGAATCTTACCTAGATAAAAGTAAGATTAAGAGTGTGAGTAATTACATTGACCAAAACGACGACGACGGAGACCCAGACTGACTATGAAAACCCCTGGATTTTTAACGGACACCCTTTTTTATCTGAGGACATTGACGATTATTTCGGTTTCGTCTATTGCATTACAAACCTTTGTAGTGGTAAAAGGTACATCGGAAGAAAATACTTCTGGCAACATCGAAAGCCTAGAGGTAAGTCTCGGAGAGTTAAAAGTGAAAGCGACTGGAAAAGATACTACGGCAGCAGTAAGGAACTTGCTGATGATGTCGCAACTCAGGGGAAAATATCGTTTAAAAGAGATATAATTAGCCTACATAAAAGCAAGGGACTCACAAACTTTGAAGAGACCCGACAACTTTTTCTCAATAATGTACTTACGGAGGCGATGTCAGATGGGACACCAGCATTTTACAATTCAAACATCCTTGGTAGGTACATGCGAAAGGACTATTTTAAAACTGGCACACAAAACCCTTGACCCCTGCTGATGGGTCTGCTATAATTCAGAGGTAGTCAAGGGAGTTCTCCGATGGACAACGAGTTCAATGACATTGAAGACGCAATGGTCGATCTTATGATTGATCAGTTGCACAAATGTGCTGAGCTTGAAATGGAGGAGGCAGACCTTGACACCGCCTGGGTCAGTAGCTCAGCGGATAGAGCAACTGCCTTCTAAGCAGTCGGTCGTAGGTTCGATTCCTACCTGACCCGTTGCCCTTTTAGGGCATTCGGTCCATTAAAGGTAAAGCATATGACTACAGCACAAAAGTTCTCGTCCGTCATTGACATTCTTTCCGATGCCGTTGACAGACAAGTGACACTTGACATCGAGTATCCCATCATTTATAATCAAGTTGTGAAATTTTATGAGGAGAAAGGTGTCGATTTCTATGGTGATGTAGATGAGGATTATGATATCCTCTTGACCAAACTTGAGCAGGACCTTTTTTATTATGAAACCTGATGTTCTTCTAGAACGTTATCCCTATCGTTATGTTCAGTCTGGGACGATCGAACTCAATGGTCGTCCTGACTATCGTATTCAAAAGTACGATGAATGGAC